ATGTCAGCTCCGATGATGTGACAGTTTCAAATTTGTGGGATTCCACACTGGAAATGACTGTGAATAGTACTGGTGATAAACTGACCATCAATGGCTATAAGTGGAATCAGGATGGATACACCTTTGAATTTGTAGACGGAGCAACCGGAACAGTCAATAAAGATACATGGGAACTGGAATTGGATCAGCCTGCAGCAAATGCAGTTGAATCTTCGATTGCAGATGCAGTTTCCCTAACAACAGAAGAATTAACCGTAGCTACTGCAGAAAGCAGCGATGAGATGCAGATACAGTCTGCCGCAGACCAATTGAGCAGCCTATATGAAGAAGACAGTTTGTCAGATCCGGAAGTTGTGCAGGAAGAAGTACAGCTTTATGGAGATGCAGTTGAAAGTGTGTCTGATTATGATGATGATTCAATTGCCGATCAAACAGACTTGCAGGTAATGATTCTGGCAGAAAATATGTCTGCATTTGCAACAGAAGATACCATTTCCGACAGCATGGATATTGTAGATTCTACAACGGATGTTTCTGTAATGAATCAACTGCTGGTTGGGGCTTCTCAGGTGCAGTAATTTTGATATTTATAAAAAGTGAGAAATATGCAGTGGCATTTAGCTGCTGCATATTTTTTTTGAAAGGAAGTCGAAATATGGAGAAAAAACAAGACAGCGGTCTCACTTGCTTTTTGATTGTGATGAAATTTCTTGGGATTCCCATCACCAAGGAACAAGCAAAGAATCTGTCTGTTTTAGAGGAAGAAAAGCAAACCGGTGAATTAGAACTGATACAATCCGCAAAAGCACTAAAGATGCGGGCAAAGCTGTGTAAGTTGAATTTAAAGAAATTGAAAGATGTAAAATCTCCGATTATTGCAAAGGATAAAAAAGAAGATTTCTTTATTATCGCAAAATCCAAGGAAGATAAATTCATGGTATTGTTTGCTGATAAAACGCAGCCGGAAATAAAATCAAAAGAGGAATTAGCGGAAATTTGGGACGGTACGGCAATTTTGATTACCAAAAAAGGCATTCTGGACAGAGAAGCTGCTTTCAGCTTCAAATGGTTTATTCCTACTATTTTGAAATTCAAAAAAGAATTTATTCAAGTATTGATTGCTGTTTTTACAATTCAGATTCTGGGAATCCTAACTCCGGTTATGACGCAGGTTGTTGTGGATAAAGTCCTAGTGCATCATAGTATTTCAACATTAAACGTTCTGACAATCGGCATTGGCATTGTATATCTCTACGAATTAATCCTAGGGCTTGCTAAAAATTATGTATTTACGCATACAACAAATCGCATTGATGTAATGCTTAGCTATAAACTATTCAAGCATCTGTTTGCACTACCTCTAAAGTATTTTGAATCTCGGCGAGTTGGTGAAACTGTTGCCAGAGTACGGGAATTAGATAGCATTCGGAACTTTTTGACAGGAACGCCGCTCTCTTCTATGATTGATTTTATCTTCATTATTGTGTATATTGTAGTTCTGTTCTTTTATAGTAAATGGCTGACTGTTATTGTGTTGTGTTCTATCCCGGTGTATGCAGTTTTATCTGCTATTGTCACTCCCCTGTTTAAAAAACGTTTGGATGAAAAATTTGAAACAGGTGCTAACACACAGTCCTTTTTAGTGGAATCTATTACAGGGGTGCAAACAGTAAAGTCTTATGCCTTAGAACCAAAGTTTGAAAAAAAGTGGGGTGATTTACAGTCTGACTATGTCAAAGCAAGTTATAAAACCTCTATGGTATCCGCAACAGCTGGAACAACAGGACAGTTTATTCAAAAGGTATTTGATTTATTAATTCTGTTCTTTGGTGCAAAAGCAGTCATGGACGGCAATTTTACAGTCGGACAACTCGTGGCATTTCGAATGCTTTCCGGCAGAGTCAGCGGACCAGTTCTTCGGTTGGTGCAACTCTGGCAGGAATATCAGCAGGCTTCCCTATCCGTAAAGCGAATCGGTGACATTTTCAACACAGCTCCAGAACCCGTGTTAAGCACCAATCAGACATCTATGCCGAGTATACAAGGGAAAATTATATTTGATCATGTGCATTTCCGATATAACCCTCAGGGTGGTGAAGTTATCAAAGGCATGAATTTTGAAATTGAACCTGGAACAATTGTCGGTGTTGTAGGAAGAAGTGGCTCTGGAAAAAGTACAATTTCAAAATTAATCCAGCGATTGTATTTACCGGAAAGTGGCAAAATTTCCATAGATGGCATGGATATTTCCTTAGTCAATCCGGCAATGCTAAGAAAGCAGATCGGTGTCGTATTGCAGGAAAATTTTATGTTTAACGGAACGGTTGCGGAAAATATCTCAATCCACATGCCCACTGCTTCTATGGATCAGATTGTACATTGTGCAAAAATTGCTGGTGCTCATGATTTTATTCTGGAACTTCCAAATGGATATAATACCATTATTGGAGAGAAAGGAATGGGACTTTCCGGAGGACAGAAACAGCGTGTGGCAATTGCAAGAGCTATACTCGCAAATCCAAGAATTCTGATTTTTGATGAGGCAACTTCTGCTCTGGATTATGAATCGGAAAGCATTATTCAGAATAATTTGAAAGAAATCTGCAAAGGAAGAACAGTTTTAATCATCGCACATAGATTGTCAACATTGAAAGATGCTCAAAAGATTATGGTAATTGATAAGGGCAATTTAACTGAGTATGATACACATGAAAATCTTATGAAACAGCAGGGACTTTACTATTACTTATACAATCAGCAGCAGAGGGGGGATATTGATGGATAATAAAATGACAGAGTATATTCTAAAACACAGTCGGAAAAAGGATAAAGAACTAAAATATGATTTTATGCCTTCTTTATTAGAAATCATAGAAAGACCGGCACACAAAGCTGGAATGGTAATTATTTTAGGTGTTTTCACATTGCTAATAGCTGCTATAGTATGGGCGTGTCTTTCTAAAATTGATGTTGTTGTAACATCCAGTGGGAGTATGCAGCCGATTGGAAACATTAATGTTGTACAGTCTTATGCCGGCGGTTTTGTAAAATCAATTGATGTGGAAGAAGGGACATATGTACATGCAGGAGATGTATTAATTGAATTGAATACAGAATCACTTGATATTGATGAAGATCAATTAGAATCACAAAAAAAGATTCTTGAAGCACAACGAGAGATCTATCAAAAGATTAAAGCAGGAGAAGATGTTTCTGGTGTGAAATCGATAGATTATGCAACTGAGTTACAGCCTTATGTGCAGGCAATATTAGATGCAGATGCTAGTTATAAAAATAATCTGCAAAATTTAGAAAAGGCAAAAAATGATGCAGATTTAAATCAGCAAATTGGGCAACTTCAATTAGAAGAATACCAAGAAAACGGAACGAGTCGACAGGTAGAATCTCAAAAATTATCCAATCAACAATATGCTCTTGCTGTGGAACAAGCAGAACTAAAAATTAATGATACCAAAACACAATATAGTGCTCAAGTTAATTCCAAAATTTCTGAAATTGACACACAGTTGATTGAGATTAAAGCAAATCTAGAAAAATACCAGTTATCTAAAGAATATCAAAATATTACAGCACCTGTTAATGGATATATTAATAGTATATCTATAAATACAATTGGAGAAACAGTTACATCAGCACAAGAACTAGTTACAATTGTACCTGACGATACACCTGTAGAAATGGTATGCTATGTGAAAAATATGGATATTGCTGATATTGAAGTGGGCATGAAAGCAGAAATTAAATTAGAAGCGTATCCGTATAACAAGTATGGTACAGTTGCTGGAACAGTTAAATATATTAGTCCTAGTTCTTTTGTTAGTGAACAATTGGGAAGCGTCTATTTGGTAAAGCTTGAAGTAACGAATGAAAATACTAATATTGATTTGATTTCTGGGTTATCTGGATCTGTTGAGATAAAAACAGATAAACGAACAGTGATGGAATACTTTTTAGATCCGATTATAAAAGGATTTGGAGAAAGTCTAAAGGAAAAATAAGTACAGTCATTGATTCAAATACAATTGAAAGAGCATAACGATTTAAGCCATCAAAGGCAAATCGTTATGCTCTTTTTGTTATGTTTACTTTTCGATGAAATTACTGTAATGCGTCTTGCTCCATGTCAATGACATACATTTTGAAATGGAGGAAATAGTATGCATGAAAAATAAAATAAGGGTTTTTGTGAATTTTTTTCAAACACGTCAGGTTGTGTCAGGGTTGCATTGTAGAATAAAAATATGTGACACAGAAAGGAGGAGCAGCAGTTAATGAGCGTGCTTGAAAGACGTTTGGAAATACTTAAAATTATGACTGTAAAAAGAAAAAGTAATGTTTCTAAACTGGCTGAAAAAATGGGCGTTTCTAAAAGAACCATTCAACGTGATATACAAGCCCTTATTGCTGTTGCACCTCTTGTATGCGTCAGTGGAAATGGCGGTGGAATTGAAATGTTAGAAACCTATCATCCATATCGTAATATTTTTACAAAAGAAGAAGTCGATGTAGTGAAAAGTGTAATGACTCACTCAAATGAATATGAAAAAAGCATTCTAATGGAAATGTTGCGAGAATATGCGTCAGGGTATGATCCATTAAAAAATACATAGCGAGGAAGGCGATTAAATGAAACAGTTACAAAATTACCCAATTCATACTCCCCTTTACTGCCATCAACAATCCGCCTGCCGCTTTGCCTGCGAACGCTTCGGCATCCTGCCCTCAGAGACACACAGTAATGGCGTGGCACTGCTCATGGAAATGGGCTGCGGAAAGACCATCACCAGCATTGCCATTGTTGGAATTCTGTATCAGTATCGATATATCAGAAGAATCCTGATCACAGCACCACTGTCTATTCTCTCTGTCTGGGAACAGGAATTTGCACGTTTTGCTGCTTTTCCGTATCAGCTGACTATTCTGAAAGGCAGCAGTACACAGAAAAAAGAACAACTTTCCAAGCTGCATGGGGATGGTTTGCAAATCGCTGTTGTCAATTATGAATCTGCATGGCGATTGGAGAAAGAACTGCTTGCCTTTGATGCCGACCTTATCATTGCAGACGAGGCACATAAGATCAAGGAAAACCGCACGGCACAGTCCAAAGCCATGCACCATCTCGGAGACAAGTCAAGATACAAGCTGCTTCTGACCGGTACACTCATTACCAACAAAGAACTGGATGTCTTTTCCCAGTACCGCTTTCTGAATAAAGAGATCTTCGGGACAAGCTTCTATGCTTTTCGCAGTCGTTATTTCGATATGTGCGGCTATGGGAACCATGTTCCGGTTTTCAAAAAGTCTTTGCTGGAGGAGTTCCTGCAAAAACTGCATTCCGTTGCCTATCGTGTAACTAAGGCAGAATGTCTGGATTTGCCTCAAATTACCGAGGAGATACGCACGGTAGAACTGGAACCAAAAGCCATGAAGCTGTATAAACAGCTGGAAAAGGAAAGTTTTGCAGAGCTTTCAAATTCCGAAGTATCAGCAGTAAATGTACTGACAAAAATGCTGCGTTTGTCGCAGATGACAGGCGGCTATCTCACAGACGATGCCGGAAGTATCACTTCTGTCAGCACAGCAAAACTGGATGCCCTGTCCGATATTCTGGACACCATGCTTGCAGAAGGAAAAAAGCTGGTCATTCTGGCAAGATTTGTGCCGGAACTGGACGGCATTCAGGAACTGCTGAAACGAAAACAGATTGGCTATGCGTCTGTGCGTGGCGGTGTTTCTGACCGTGCAGAGGAAATCCGCAGATTTCAGGAAGATGCAGACTGTAAGGTCTTTGTAGGACAGACCGCAGCGGCAGGTCTGGGCATCACACTTACCGCAGCATCCACCATGGTGTTCTACAGTCTGGACTATTCCATGTCTAACTTTGAACAGGCAAAAGCAAGAATCCATCGAGTTTCTCAGACAGAAAACTGTCTGTATATTTATCTGACTGCAAAACATACAGTCGATACAAAAATCCTTCGTGCTTTGCGGGACAAGGCAGATCTGGCGAAAATGCTGGTGGATGATTACCGAAACGGCAGCAATCCATTTCAGGAAGGAGTTTGGAATGCAAACACAGAATATGTATGAACTGGCGGAGCAGCTAAAACAACTCCGTGAGAAAAAGAAAGCAGTAGAGCAGCAGTTAAAGGACATCCATGCAGAAATCGCACAGACAGAGTATCAGCTTTCTATGCAAATGGCAGAAACAGAAACCCAGAATTTCACCCGTGCCGGAACGACGTTTGCTCTGACCACCAAAATTCGTGCCTCTGCCATGGCAGGGCGGAAGGAAGAACTGTATGCAGCTCTGAAAGAAAACGGCTACGGTGATCTGGTCTATGAGACTGTCAACGCCAACAGTCTGTCAGCTTTTGTCAAAGAGCAGATCGCAGAAAATCAGGATACTGTACCAGAGTGGCTGAGCGGTCTTGTCCATATCTATGAACAGACCTCTGTATCTGTTCGCCAATCTGCAAAATGAAAGGATGAAATCAATGAAAAATGAAATGATGGAAACCAACCAAACAGGCTTCCTTGCTCTGCAGGATTTTGATCTTGCCAATGTGATGTGTGCAGAAATGGACGGCTTATCTGCTGCATTTGAACGAGTTAAGATCCCATCCGGCGGCGGTGTGATGTTTGAAATTCCCGGTGAGAATCCGGAGGAACCGGACACGGTAAAAACGTTTTCCGCTGTGATCCTCTATCAGCATTCTTTGAATGCCTACTACCAAAGCGAATATCAGGGTGGCTCCAATCCACCGGACTGCGGCAGTTTTGACGGGCATCATGGGGAAGGAAATCCCGGCGGCAGCTGTGATTCCTGCCCGCTGAATCAGTATGGATCCGGAAAGAACGGTGCAAAAGCCTGCAAGAATCGCCGTCGTCTGTATCTGCTTCGGGAGGACGATATTTTTCCGGTAATTCTGTCTCTGCCTACCGGTTCTCTGAAGTCCTTTACTCATTATCTGATGCGTGTGATCCCCAAATACAAGAATTCCAATGCTGTGGTAACAAAATTTACACTGAAAAAAGCAGTCAGCGGCACTGGAATGAGTTATTCCCAGGCACAGTTTGCTGTAGAACGGGTGTTGTCACCGGAAGAATATCCGCTGATCGCAGCTGTGACAGAACAGGTCAAGGCTCTTAGTAAAAATGTGGGCTATGATACAGAAGATGCACTGCGTGTGGACCCAGAAACCGGCGAAGTCATGGAGCCGCTGAATTGAGGAGAACGCTATGGAGAATTACAGATGTGTCACTTCGGTGCAGGAAATTCAGCAGTATGTCAGCAATGCCGCCGTTGTGGCTTTTGACTATGAAACTGCACCGGATGAGCCTTACCGCATCGAAGAAAAGGCAGCTCTTGATCCGGCAAAAAGTCATATTGTCGGGTGCAGCTTTTCCGCCAAAGAGCATACGGGAATCTATGTTCCTGTTGCTCATAAAATTGGAAGAAACATGGATGGCATTGCTTTTTTTCGATTTCTGCAAAACTTTCTCACAAACAAAAATATCGTCAAAGTTGCTCACAATATTGCCTTTGAATCTGCAATATCCTGTCAACGGGATATCGTCATACAGCCGCCGGTGTATGATACCATTTGTGCAGCACAAATGACCTTGAAAAACAACTACGCATTTCGCAAACTTGCTGACAGCGGTCTGAAAAAACTGGCGGAAGAATTGTGTCATGAACGGCTGCCCACTTTTTCGGATGTTACAAATGGCAGACACTTTGACGAACTGGATGCACAGGATATGGAAACAATACGCTATGGCTGTGCGGACTCTGATTTTGCCTTGCAGCTGTATCATATTTTCAACAGCTGGTTTGACCGTTTTCTGCCGAAACATCGGTACCTTGTGGAAGAAATCGAATCACCTGCAGCGGTGTACTTAGGGCTGATGAAATACAATGGCGTGCCTGTGAATGCAGATTTGATGAAAGTGCGTCAGCAGGAGGCAGAACAGCAAATGCAGCGTATCCGGAATGAGATCACAATGCTCATTGGCGACATTTCCATTGGAGCAAACTGCAGTACCAAAGCTTTCAAAGATTATCTGTATCAGACCTTGAAACTGCCTGTTATGAAAGTCACTGCATCCAACAGAGAAGCAGCAGATGATGCGTCTATGATCTTGCTGAAGGAATGGTGTGATGCCAATCGTCCGGAACTCTCTCCTTTGTTCACACTGGTACAGGAATACCGGAAATGGAGCAAGATCAAGTCTACCTACATTGACGGCTATCTGAAATATCTGAATTCTGCAACGGGCAGGATCCATCCGGATTTCTTTGCTCTGTCCACGGAAACAGGAAGAATGAATTGCCGCAATCCCAATTTACAGAACTGTCCCAGAAAAAGCAACGATCCCATCGGTGTCCGCAATTTTATTCAGGCTCCGGAAAATCATCTGATCTTGTCTCTCGATTTTTCGCAAATCGAACTGCGTGTGGGAGCATTCTACTGCCGGGACAAGACGATGATGGAAACCTATCAGAACGGCGGGGATATTCATGCGGCAACCACTGCCGTCATTTTTGGCTGTACCTATGCAGAAGCACAAAACAAGCATCGACCGGAATACAAGGAACAGCGTACCATCGCCAAGAACGTGAACTTTGGCACATTTTACGGGCTATTTCCAAAGGGACTGCAGAGCACATTGAAGTTCAAGGCAGGCGTAGAGAAATCTATACCGGAATGTGAAGAAATCATTCGCAATCTGAAGGCTGGCTATCCGGCTTTGACGGTCTGGCAGAATGAAACAAAGATGACCGCAAAGCAGAAACTGTATACAGAAACCTGGCTGGGACGCAGAAGGTATCTTCCCAATATTCGCAGCGACAACTGGGGACTGCAGTCCTTTGCGGAACGATGTGCCTTGAATACCCCGATTCAGGGAACGGCTGCGGATATTCTGAAGCTGGCAATTGTCCGTATTTTAGAAGGACTGCCGTCACGCCCATGGCTGAGACCGATCCTGCAGATTCACGATGAACTGACGTTTCTCATTCCGAAAGACAGATTGCAGGAAGCAGTGGCTTTTGTGAAAGGCTGTATGGAACAGCAGCCGTTTCCGGAGTTTGATCTGCCCCTTGTGGCAGAAGCATCTGCCGGAGAAAGCTTCGGCAATTTAGAGGAACTGGAGGAATGAACTTGGCAGAAACACACAACAAGGAAGGATACTTCTCGCCGACCGAATTTGAAGCAATGAAAAGAATAGAGAGCGAGGAGAAAAAGGCACGGAGACTGGCGGCATTCCGACCGCTTGTATATATCTGTTCTCCCTATCGTGGCAATACCAATGAAAACATTGAAAATGCCCGGAAATACAGTCGTTTTGCAGTAATGCATCACAGTATTCCCATTGCACCGCATTTGCTCTTTCCGCAGTTTCTGGACGATACCCTTGGGGAAGAACGGCAAACTGCAATGTTCATGAATCACGTCCTATTAACCAAATGTGTGGAATTATGGGTGTTCGGCAGCAGCATTTCTGAGGGCATGACACAGGAGATCCAATGGGCAAAACGCAGGCATATGCCGATTCGATATTTCACAGAAGAAATGGAGGAAGTTGTATGAACATATCGGCACAGGACGTGATCAATGCGATCTTTCATCCGGATGATACCGTATGTCTGCGTATTTTTGATGATCGGAAAGAAGGCATCTTTACCGGTGCCAAAATGTCTGTAGAAGCAGGAAAATTCTTTGCAGTGGAGTCCACGCTGAAAGAACATAACCAGAAAAATCATGGCATCTTTTTTGTGGTGAACTCCGGCGGTCAGACCGATGACAGCATCACCCGCATCAATGCACAGTTTGTGGAGATGGACGATAAAACTTTCGAGGAACAGCAGGCACTCATCGATGCGTTTCCGCTGCCGCCGTCTATGGTTATCAGAACAAGAAAATCCCTGCATACATACTGGTTTGTCAAAGAGGCAAAGGTGTCATTGTTTCGTCCCATTCAAAAGGCACTGGTGCAGCATTTCGGCGGAGATCCTGCCTGCGTCAACGAAAGCCGTGTCATGCGTCTGCCGGGATTCTATCACTGCAAGAAAGAACCGATCTTGGTGGAGTGCATCTCGTTTCACCCGGAACGAAGATACACACAGGAACAGCTGATAGAAAGACTGCCTGTTTCGCAAGAAGCAGAAGAACAACCGAAAGTACCGCTGCATGGAGAACAGAAAGGAATCGGCGTTGTAGAAGCAGAATGCGATTTTATCAAGTACTGTCGGGACAATGCAGCTGCACTTTCTGAACATGACTGGTATGCGATGATCTCCAATTTAAGTGTGTTTGAAGGTGGTGCAGCGGTCATACATCAATACTCCAAGCCGTATCCGAAGTATTCTTTTGAAGAAACGCAGAATAAGATCCAGCATTTTCTTCGCAGCGGAACAAAACCTATGACCTGCCGCACCATTGCAGAGAAAGGCTTTTCCTGCCCAAAGCTGCGAAGTGGACAGTGCAGCTGTAAATCTCCTGCGGCTCTGTGTTTTCAGCCGCTTTCCATTGATGGCATTCGGGCACTGCTGCTGCAGCAAAAGGTGCAAAATGCCGTGGTGGAAGATTTGCAGACTGCACGAAACTTTGTATCAGATTATCTTTACAATGTGGACAGCGTGACTGCCGAATCGATGATCCATTACGATTTAAAGCAGCATTTCGGTTTCAAAAATGCAGATGTCAAGCCGCTGCTTGCTCTGCAAAAAGAACTGTACAAGGCATTTCAAAACAAATCCGAAACACGGAAGCATCGCTCCGGCATGGAAATTCCCGACTGGTATGAAATGACAGAACGGGGTCCGAAGTTTCTGCCCGGTGTGCTTGCAGAATACATGACACAGAATGCCCCTGTGTTTTATTCTGCCGAGCAGTATTATTGCTATGAAAACGGCGTTTATCACAGCATCACGGAACTGACAGCAAGAAATATGGTACGGGATAAAATGCTGACCAGATACACAAAGCTGTCTCAGATCAATGATACCGAAGGACAATGGAAGATGCAGGTGCAGAAGGATATTCGGGAACTTAATCCCAATCCCTATCTCATCAATGTGCGAAATGGACTGTACAATGTGCTGGACGAAACCTTATCGGAACACACCGCAAAGTATCTGTCTACGGTACAGCTGAATGTGCGATATATGTCCGGTGCAAAGTGTCCCAGATTTCTGCAGTTTCTGCATGAATCCGTGGAGGAGGATCAGGTGACGCTGATTCAGGAGATGCTGGGCTACTTTCTCATTCCGGTCAATCATGCCCAGAAGTGCTTTATCATTGTGGGAAAAGGCGGTGCCGGGAAGTCTGTGCTGCTGCGGGTGCTGAATGAACTTCTGCTGGGAAAAGAAAATGTGTCCAATGTAGCATGGCAGGCATTGAATGATCGATTCAAGACTGCAGAACTTTTTGGCAAGTGGGCGAATATCTGTGCAGAGTTACCCACAAAGGGCATTGAAGACAACGGCATTTTCAAGGCGTTGGTTGGAGAGGATTATCTGACTGTGGAAAAGAAAAACAAAAATCCCTTTTCTTTTCAGCCCTATGCGAGGCTGCTCTTTTCCTGCAACAGCATTCCGAAGAACTATGGGGACAAATCGGAGGGCTTTTACCGCCGTCTGATCATTGTCCGGTTCAATCATTCTGTGCCGGAGGAACGACGAGATCCGGAACTTCTGGAGAAGTTCCGCTGTGAAGCAGATGGGATCTTTCAATTTGCCTTAGAAGGACTGCGGCGGCTGATGCAGAATCATTTTCATTTTTCAGAAACACAGGCAAATGCACAGGAACTTCAGAAATACCGGGAAGACAGCAACAGTGTGCTGGCGTTTGTTCGGGACTGCTGTACTTTGCAAATGGACGCAGAGGTGGGAAGAATGGAGTTCTTTGCACGGTATAAAGCATACTGTGACAGCTGCGGCATGGCTCCATACAGTCAGCAGAATTTCAACAACGAACTGGAAGCAAATTTTCCCACGGTTGTGAAAGCAGCAGACAGAACCGGAAAACGGAGAACGTGGAGAGGCATCAGCTTTTCAGAAAGCCATGTGTAGCTTGCCAGGGGAGAGGTCTGCACAGCTTTCTGACAGGGTTTACAGGCTTTGCAGGGAATTCCCGTAATCTTTTATATATTTCCTATTTTATATCCCCATATATTTTCTCATTTTTTATGAGTATAATAGAAATTTCCCTGTAAAATCAGTAAAGAGGTAAGAGGTGAGCAGTTTGAAAGAAGCGGATATCGTAAGGGCGATTTTGAGGTATCTGAAAACCGTGCCGAATTGTTTTTGCTGGAAGGAGCATGGCGGGATGTATGGAACGGCAGGAATCCCCGATGTGATCGCCTGCATTGGCGGCAGGTTCTTTGCCTTTGAAGTAAAAACGGAGAAAGGGAAAGCAACTGCTTTGCAGGAATCGGCTCTTCGCAAAATACAAAAATGCGGCGGAAACGCTGCCATCGTCCGTTATGTGGAGGAGGTAAAAAGAATGCTGGAGGAGATCACGGCATGACAGCAAAAGAATACATGCAACAGGCACAAAGACTTCTTAGAAGGATTGCCCGAAAACAAAAGGAAGCAGATGCTCTTCGTCAGAAACTTTCTTTTCCCAAATCACCTGCCTATTCTGATTTGCCCAAACCCGTATCGCCGGAATCTCACGCCGTGGAAAGCGGCGTTTCTCAGATCTTATCCTTGGAGGAAGAAGTAAAGACTGCAAAAAAGGAACTGGAAGATCTGAAAGCCGTTTTTGATACTGCGATAAAAGCCGTCACAGATACGGAGCATCATGATATTCTGGCAAAGCGTTATCTGGAATTCAAGGACTGGAATCAGATCGCAGAAGAAATGGGATACAGTAAACCTTCCTGTTATCGTTTGCACCGGGAAGCCTTGGCAGGGATGAAAAGTTGATAGTTCATGATAGTTCATAACACTTGATGATAGTTCGCATATGTGGTATACTGTAAAGTAGGAAAACAGGAGAAAGCGAAACAGCCTTTGCGGAAGAAATTCTGCGAGGGCTGTTTTTCGTGTCCATAAAGGAGAATCGATATGCTTGCAAAAGAAGTTTTAAGAAACAGTATGGATCTAAACAGACGCATCAAGGAACAGAGTGTGATTTATCAGGATTGGAAAGCTATGGCGATGGAAATCGATGAAGATGAAATACATGAGATCGTGGAGGCAGCGTGGGACGATCTGATTGCATCAATTCGGTTGAAACGGAAGCTGGAAGAACTTATCATGGCAAATCACAATGCCGACCAGCGTGAGATCCTTCGTTTGCGGTATCTTTACGCTGCAACATGGGATGCCATTGCAGATGAACTGAATGACAGCGTTGCCTGGGTGAAGGAACAATACCAAAAAGCATTGAAAAAACTCTCTGCAGAAACCACAGAGAGTTGCAAAGGCTGTGACTGCTGTGCCGAAGAAATGTAAGAAGCCCTGCAAGCACCCAGGCTGTCCCAATCTGACAGACGGTTTGTACTGTGCAGAGCATCAGCCCCTGCACCCAGACCGACCGTCTGCTGCCAAGCGTGGCTATGGCAGCAGGTGGCAGCGGCTCAGCAAGGCGTACCTGCGGAAGCATCCGCTGTGCGTGAAGTGTATGGCACGGGGACGGTTCACAGCAGCAACTGTAGTCGACCATATCATTCCTCACCGTGGTGATCCGCATCTGATGTGGGATGAAAGCAACTGGCAGGCTCTTTGCAAGTCCTGCCATGACCGCAAGACATGGACGGAAGACCAAAATCCCGTCTATCGGTATTGATTGTGTCTGAAATGCTGCCGGTGGGGGGATAAAAATCTCTAATTGTGAATTTTTTACAGACCGGCGTTCCCTCTCACACACAAAAACCAAGGTTCAAACGGAGGATTAACCCCGGAAATATGCAAACAAGCCGAAACCTACGCAGTTTCGGCTATTTTTCTCTCAAAAGGCAGGTGAAATCAGATGGCAAAGGACGGCACAAGAAGAGGCGGCAGACGAGTTCGTGCAGGCGATAAGCCGAAAGCACTCTCTGACAAGATCGCAGAGGGCAAAGATGCAGATGTTATAGAATTTCATGCTCCGGAATTGGACGCAGCTGATTTGGACGATGCCGCTGATTTGACCGGTGCGGATATGCCAAGCCCCAGTGCATACTTGTCTGCCCAGCAGAAGAACGGAAAACCGCTGGGAGCAGACATTGTGTACAAAGAAACGTGGCTCTGGCTGAAACAGCGTGGCTGTGAAAAGCACGTCAACAAACGGCTGCTGGAAAGTTACTCGCAGGCATTCGCCCGATTTGTACAGTGTGAAGAAGCCCTCAGTACCTATGGACTGCTGGGAAAACACCCGACCACCGGCGGCGTTATTGCCTCCCCGTTTGTGCAGATGAGCCAGACATTTCAGAAACAGGCAAATTTGCTCTGGTATGAGATTTTCGATATTGTGAAACAGAACTGTACGACCAAATTTGACGGTACACCACAGGATGATTTGATGGAACAGCTTCTGAGCAGCAGAAAGTGAGGCAGCATGAAAGCAGATGTTCAATTCTGGAAAGAACTGAAACAGCAGAAAAATAACATGACCAAACAGCAATACCGCACAATCAAAGGACAGGCTATCAAAGGCAATATGGATGCCGCACGAAGAGGTATGCTCAGAATTCAGCAGAGGAGGAATTACAGATGACAACGACCACAGAATTTCAGCTTGTTGACATCAACAAGTTAGTACCCTATGCAAACAACGCCAGAACACACAACAAAGAACAAATCTTGAAACTTCGCTCTTCCCTTCGTGAGTTTGGTTTTGTGAATCCTGTCATCATTGATAAGGAATATAACGTTCTTGCCGGACATGGACGCATCATGGCGGCAAAGGAAGAAGGCATTACAGAAGTACCCTGTGTGTATGCCGACCATCTGACAGATGCACAGAAGAAAGCGTATATCCTTGCTGACAACCGGATGGCATTGGACGCTGGCTGGGACGATGAACTGCTGTCCGTTGAAATGCAGGAATTGCAGGAGCTCGGCTTCGACCTTTCCATGACCGGATTTGATGAAAAGGAACTGACAGATCTGCTGGGTGTAGATGCAGGCAGCGAGGCAAAAGAGGATGACTTCGACCTGTCTGCTGCCTTGGAAAAGGCAGCTTTTGTACAGCATGGCGATATTTGGACAGTTGGCAGACACAAGTTGATGTGCGGGGATGCCACATCTGCGGAAGATGTATCTGCTCTCATGGGTGACACCAAGGCAAATCTCATTCTGACCGATCCCCCATATGGAGTTTCGTTTAAGAGTGCCAGCGGACTTACCATTCAGAATGATAGCATGAAGAACGAAGAGTTTTATACATTCCTGCTGTCCTCCTTTCAGCGAATGGCGGAGCATCTGGAAAAAGGCGGTTCTGCCTATGTGTTCCATGCAGATACCGAAGGGCTGAATTTCAGAAAAGCATTCATTGATGCCGGATTTCATCTTGCAGGCTGCTGCATCTGGGTAAAAGACAGCCTTGTGCTGGGGCGCTCGGATTATCAATGGCAGCATGAACCTGTGCTGTATGGCTTTATGCAGAATGGCAAGCATCACTGGTATTCCGACCGTAAGCAGACGACCATCTGGCATTTTGACAAGCCGAAACGCAACGCCAATCACCCCACCTCTAAACCGCTGGACTTGCTTGGCTATCCCATCGGCAATTCTACACAGGAAAATGGCGTGGTAATGGACACCTTTGGCGGCAGCGGTTCTACTTTGATGGCTTGCGAACAGATGAATCGCATCTGTTACACCATGGAACTGGATGAAAAGTATGCATCTGTTATTCTCCGCCGCTATGTTGAGGATACTGACGATGCTGACGGTGTGTATGTTATCCGTGACGGACAGCAGATACCTTACTGTGAACTTGTAAAAGAGGTGGAAAAGCCTGATGAATAAACCTCTTACGCTCGGCAGCCTTTTTGATGGCAGCGGCGGTTTTCCGCTTGCCGGACTGCTGGCAGGCATTGTGCCTGTCTGGTCTTCTGAAATTGAACCGTTTGCTATTCGTGTGACGGAAAAACGGCTGCCGCAGGTGCAACACTTCGGCAATATCAGCGGACTGCATGGTGCAAAGCTGCCGCCTGTGGACATCATCACCTTTGGCAGTCCATGCCAGGATATGAGCATCGCCGGAAAACGAACCGGTCTGAACGGCAGCCGTTCTTCGCTGTTTCACGAAGCAATCCGTATCATCCGAGAAATGAGGTGTGCAAGCAATGGCAAATACCCAAGATACATCGTCTGGGAAAACGTCCCCGGAGCATTTTCCTCCAACTGCGGAGAAGATTTCCGCTGTGTCCTCGAAGCCATCTGTTCGGTCAAAGACAGCAGCATTTCAATTCCTCGACCTGCGGGAAAATGGACAAAAGCCGGAGAGATTCTGGCAGAATCCTATTCCCTCGCATGGCGAGTTCTTGATGCACAATACTGGGGAGTCCCCCAACGAAGAAAACGAATCTTTCTTGTCGCAGATTTTGATGGAAGACGTGCCGGAAAAATATTATTTGAGTCCGAAGGCTTGTCAGGGTATTCTGCGGAGAGCCTCCGTGCGTGGCAAAGAACTGCCGGAAGTGCTGCGGACGGCTTTGGAACGGCAGGCTTGTGCTTGTGTGACCAGGGCGGAGAACGCATAGACATTCTGAAAGAACGCACTGCCACCCTTCGGGCAGAAGCCCATCATCCGCCTTGTGTACTGGAAAATCATCCTGCTGACAGCCGGCTTCAGATCTCTGAGAACGGAAAAGTACAGACACTGACTTCCAGATGCGGAACCGGCGGCGGAAATGTTCCGCTATTGATGGATACACCGAAAACATTGAAGATTCGCTGCGGAAAAGCTGGCGGTGGAAAAGGCAGTCTGATACAGGAAAACAAATCTGCTACGCTGTCCTGCAACAATGACCAGACTGTATTTCAGCCGAAAGCATACGGCATCAGTTCCTTTTCCAGCAATGCCATGCTTTCCGGTAATCCGCACAGTGGCATTTATGAGGCAGACACTGCCCGTACTTTGGACACCAGTGACCAGTCACCATCCAAAAACCAAGGCGGTATTGCTGTAGTAGAAAGTTATGCTTTGCAGGGTTCCATGATCGGTCGGTCTGACCAAAACGGACCGCAGGGCGGCGGTGTCAACAAAGAGGTCGCTTTCACTTTGAATGCTACCGACCATCATGCAGTGTATGCTGCTTCTACCGGGAACTTTAGCGGTGCATTTTATGAAACGACTCCTACACTGCTGGCACGGGATCACAAAGACCCCAGTATCGTTTCCAGCGGTTATGCGGTTCGCAGACTGACACCGCAGGAATGTGCAAGACTGCAGGGATTTCCGGATCAATGGTGCAGTGACCTGTCATCGGAAAATCCCACAGAAGAAGAGATCGACCGATGGGCAGCTATTTTTGAAGAATACCGAAAAGCGGTAAAACCGGAGAGCCGTCCCAAAAGCCGAAAGATGGTACAGAAATGGTTGCAAGATCCATATCGTGATGCAGCAGAGTACCGCCTTTGGGGGAATGGCATCTGTCTGAATGTAGCTGTTTTTGTGCTTGCCGGAATCGTCTGGGCAGATTTGTGATCTGTTACAAATGACGGCCGAAACATTCTACACATCTCACAGTTGCTATCTGTGGGAAAAAGAGTTAACATATGTACTGCCGAAAGGCAAATCACCGAAAATCGGGAGGAAAACATATGATAATTGCATTTGGATTGACTGGAAATGAACGAAAGAAACTGGCGTGGGCGGTAGCCATGATCATTGGAACAACAGCAGAATATCAGTATATGCCCACCTGTACCTACCAAATCGGTGAGTGCTACACCGTTACCAAGTCCGGTAATCTGGAAATCAGTGACCAAGCCGACCATAAGGAAACAGAACGGCTTCTTGCCGAACTGGCAAATCAGGGCTATGCTGTTCCGGACACAACAGAACCGGAATCCAAGGGCTTGACGGTGCAGATGCCAGCTGATTTCTTCACGGAACATACACTGGGCAATCTCCGGCAGATCTGTGAAAACAAGGCTGCCCTTTTTCAAACTGCTTTTCAAACCGATTCGCTGGACATCATTTCATCGGATGAAAAGGTGGAATTTCCGTGGTTCACGGTCGAACAGGATGGTGATGCAGATGCCTACTGCACCTTCATTTCCATGCTCTGCGAATTTGCCAAGAACCAGAGCCGCATCAACCGCAAGCCGGACACTTCCGACAATCCCAAGTACACCATGCGGTGTTTTCTGATTCGTCTGGGAATGGTGGGTGCAGAATTCAAGGCGGCAAGAAAGGTCATTCTTCGCAATCTCACAGGTAATTCCGCATTCAGAAAGGTTGGTGATACTGATGCAGTTTCCGAGTGAATCATATCTGGAACAGCTGCGAAAAAAGTACCCTGTCGGAACGAAATTACAGCTGGTTTCTATGCGGAATGAAACATATCCGATTCTTCCCGGAACAGTCGGCGAGGTCACACATATTGACGATGCGGGTTCTATTCATATGCGGTGGGAGAATGGTTCTTCCCTTGCTCTGATTCCTGAAATCGACAGTTTCCAGACCGTATCCGAGGCGAAAAAATAAGGCGGCACCTCCTCCATTGTACGGTATGTTACCATACAATCGCAAGGATTGCAAGGGTGTATTCTACACAATCTTTTGACCTCATTTTCTGTACATTTAGCCACTTGCTATCTCCTCCGTTTAGAGTTAATATGGTTACAACGAAACGGGAAAAAACCCGAAATTACGGATGCCCTGAGCCGAGGCAGGATGCTGCCCGAGGCGAACGGGTATGCCGACACAGGATTTTAGGAGGCTGGAAAACACCATGAACGAAAAAACCGCAAAGCAAATTGAAACCCTAAAAAAGCAGACCATTGGCGTGGAGATTGAGATGAACCACATCACCAGAGAACGGGCTGCCAGACTTGCCGCCAACCATTTCGGCACAGGCAGATACGAATACACCGCCAGTCGAAACGGCTACAGTACTTGGTCGGCTTGGGATGCACAGGGCAGAGAATGGAAATTTCAAAAGGATGTCAGCATTGCAGGATGCGATGCCGAAAAGTGCGAACTGGTCACACCGATTCTGAAATATGAGGACATTGAAACCTTGCAGGAACTGGTAAGAAAGCTTCGCAAAGCCGGAGCAATCAGCCATGCAGGCATCGGAGCCGGAGTACACATTCACATTGGAGCAAACGGACACACACCGCAAACCCTGCGAAACCTCGCCAACCTTATGGCGAGCCACGAACGGCTGATTGCAGATGCCTTGAAAATCGACCAAGGCAGAATGAACCGATATTGCAGAACGGTCAATCCCCAATTCATCGAACAGCTGAACCAGAAAAAGCCCACCAACATGGCACAGTTTGCAGACATCTGGTATACGGCGAACGGGGCAAATTACGGCAGAAATCAGCACTACAACGACAGCCGATACCATATGCTGAACTATCACGCAACTTTTACAAAGGGCACAATTGAATTCAGACTTTTCCAGTTTGACAAGCCTACAGCAGAAAAGAAAAACGGACTCCATGCCGGACAGCTGAAAAGTTACATTCAGCTTTGCCTTGCCCTTTCCGAAATGGCAAAGGAACTGCGAACCGCCAGCCCGAAACCACAGCAAACGGAAAACCCGAAATTCGCCATGCGGACATGGCTGATTCGGCTGGGGCTGGTCGGCGAGGAGTTCTCCACAGCGAGAAATTTTCTTACCAAGAACCTTGACGGTGATGCCGCCTTCCGGTTCGGCAGATAAAGGGGCAGCCTTTTGCTACCAGCTACACCAGACCGCTTCGGCGGTCTTATGGTGGTGAAAGGGTATCCCTTTCAGAAAGGATTTGATTGCATGAAAAAGTTTTACCTTGCCTATGGCAGCAATCTGAACGTGAAACAGATGCAGTTCCGCTGCCCGGATGCCAGAATTGTGGGGACTGCGGAGATCCCAAATTACCAGCTGCTGTTCAAGGGCAGCAAGACCGGCTCCTATCTGACCATCGAACCCAAGCAGGGCTGTACCGTTCCAGCGGCAGTCTGGTCGGTGTCGGAACGAGATGAACTTGCCCTTGACCGCTATGAGGGGTATCCCCATTTCTACTACAAAACGGAACTGGAACTTCCCCTTGCAGAAACCGGAAAAAAGCTGACCGCCTTTGTGTACATTATGCACGAGGAACGGAAACTGGGCATTCCCACTTCTGCCTACATCCGCACCTGCGTGGACGGCTACCGCCAGTTTGGTTTTGACCTGAAACACCTGCGGAAAGCCATGGACATCAGCGAACGGGAGGTGTACCACTATGAAAACGGATAAGCCAGTTTCGGCAATCTGCCCACTTTGCGGAAAGCCCTACTCCGGTGTGCCTGCACTTTCCAGAACGGACAACCAAACGCCCATTTGCTCGGACTGCGGCATTCGGCAGGCACTGGAAAGCATCGGCGTTTCCACGGAGGAACAGGAGAAAATCCTGTCTGTAATGCACCGAAAGTTTCCCATGTAACCGCCCTGTTTGCCCTGTGTGGGCTTTCAGAGCACTTGCCGAAAAACTGCCCAAAGTCAAAATCAGCCCCACACAGGCGAACTGTGCGGGGCTTGGTTGGTGGCTGCAATTTCCCGAGATGCCTTTTCCATTGTACTGTATTTTACCATAGAAAAGCAAGTTTATCCAGTGTCAGATCCACCAAATATACAGCGGAAATATCGCCTTATGTTCTGTACATTTAGCCGCTTGCTATACGCCGAAAGGTATGGTAATATACAGTTACCGAAAGGGAAAACAACCAAAAAAACGGAGGAAAAACACAATGGTAGCATACGGAATCGCAAAGGCAAGAGCAAAGGCAAACAGAACGGACTGGAACGAAAGAACCGAAATCACAAAGGCGGTCATCACCTGGTTCGATGCGGACTACGAATACGAACTGGAGATTGAAAACGAGGACAGGATGGACAACGAGGAGTTCACCGCATGGGTTGAGGAAAACGCAGAAAGCCTTGCAAAGGCAGATGCCGAGGAAAACGAAACGACCTTTGAGGAAATCGACAGCATCGACTTTACGGAAAAGGAAATCGATGACGATGCCCTTTTCGATGAGGAGTACGAAAACGCCTGCGAATTTGAATGGGTGACTCCCCACGGGGTGGGGAGATGTCCCGAAGGGACAGAGGGGACGGGCACCTGTTAGGTGTGCCAGACCGGACGGTAACCCAAAACCATAACCCAAGACCAAAGCCCCGAAAGGGGCTGCGGCTCGTACAGCCGCTGTGTTGCCCTGTCCGGCGTAGTTTTGTTTCCTCCGAGTGGTTTTCCCTTTCTAACAAATGCCCCACACAGGGCAACGTGGGGCTTGCTTTTTTGGTTGGTATCATACACAATTTTCTGCCTTCATCTTTGTGCAGAATATGCTGGAAATTTCGTTGACTTCCCCTTTGTTTTATGGTAATATACATTATGCCGAAAGGTACAGAAAACAACGAAAGCAGGAGGAAAAAACAATGTGGACAGAAGGAACGATTCGGGTTGGAGCAAGCGTATTTCACTACTGGGTGAAACACTATGAGGAGCCTTCCATTTACGGCTACGAGGAAGGCAGAGCCTCGAAAATCTCCCTGCGGCGGAATGGCAAAACGGTGTTCAATTTCGACCGGGGCATGGATATTCCGCCGGAGGATGAAGAAACCGAAACTGCACTGGCGATCCTGCTGAAACAGTACAACTAAACCAAACAAAATTCCACACAAAAAAGCCGGAGCCAAAAGGCTCTGGCGGTCGTACCGGAAAAATTTCTATTGGTGTATCTTACACAAGAAAACGGCGAAATTTCTACGTTTTTTCTGTCTGTTTAGCCGCTTGCTATCCTTGCTTTTGTATGGTAATATGGTTACAATGGGAATAGAATCTCAATTATAAAAAAGCCCACCGGGGCATAAAAATAAATGATATAGACTTGCTTTTTGGCAGGCCTTTTTTGTTGAGAGAGGTGATGGCTTGGCAAAATTCAAACCGACTCGTTTTATGGCGGAGGATTCCAAGTATAACAAAAAGGCGGCAGACTATGCCGTCTCTTTTATTGAATGCCTCTCCCACACCAAAGGCACATGGGCAGGCAAGCCATTTGAATTGCTGGACTGGCAGGAACGTATTATCCGTGACCTGTTCGGTGTGCTGAAACCCAACGGCTATCGGCAATTCAACACGGCATATATTGAAATTCCGAAGAAAAATGGAAAGAGTGAGCTTGCAGCTGCCGTCGCTCTGCTATTAACTTGTGGTGACGGAGAACAGCGAGCGGAGGTCTATGGTTGTGCCGCAGACCGACAGCAAGCCTCGATTGTTTTTGACGTTGCCGCAGATATGGTTCGTATGTGTCCGGCTTTGATGAAAAGAGTCCGGATACTTACTGCACAAAAAAGAATTGTATACACACCAACAAACAGCTTCTATCAGGTGCTTTCGGCAGAAGCCTACTCCAAGCACGGTTTCAACATTCACGGGGTTGTGTTTGATGAACTTCATACGCAGCCGAACCGAAAGCTGTTTGATGTTATGACCAAAGGTTCCGGCGATGCCAGAATGCAGCCTTTGTACTTCCTGATTACCACTGCCGGAACGGACACCAACAGCATCTGCTATGAAGTTCACCAAAAAGCAAAGGACATTCTGGAAGGCAGAAAGCACGATCCGACTTTCTATCCGGTTATCTATGGTGCAGATGAATCCGAGGACTGGACGGACCCGAAGGTGTGGAAAAAAGCAAATCCATCCCTCGACAAGACAATTGGAATGGATAAAGTTGTAGCTGCGTGTAATTCTGCAAAGGAAACTCCCGGTGAGGAAAATGCGTTTCGGCAACTGCGTTTGAATCAATGGGTAAAACAGGCGGTACGTTGGATGCCGATGGAAAAGTGGGACAAATGCAAGGTCGCTTTTGATGAAGAGATGCTTGACGGGCGTGTTTGCTATGGTGGGCTTGACCTTTCCAGCACAACGGATATTACAGCATTTGTTTTGGTGTTTCCGCCAACGGAAGAAGATGAACATTACTACGTTATGCCTTACTTCTGGTTGCCTGAGGAAACATTGCCTCTCCGTGTAAGGCGTGATCATGTTCCTTACGATGTGTGGGAGCGGCAGGGCTATCTGAAAACTACGGAGGGCAATGTTGTCCACTATGGTTTTATCGAAAACTTCATCGATGAGCTGGGGCAGAAATTCCATATCAAAGAGATAGCATTTGACCGTTGGGGTGCGGTACAAATGTCGCAGAATCTGGAGGGGCTTGGTTTTACGATGGTGCAGTTCGGGCAAGGATATAAGGATATGTCACCGCCGACCAAGGAATTGATGAAGCTGACTTTGGAACAGACACTTGCCCACAATGGGCATCCTGTTTTAAGGTGGATGATGGACAACATCTTCATTCGCCGTGACCCTGCCGGAAATATCAAGCCGGACAAAGAAAAATCCACAGAGAAGATTGACGGTGCGGTTGCCATGATTATGGCTCTTGACCGTGCAATTCGCTGTGGATGTGTGTCTGATGAGTCTGTTTATGATTCGAGGGAAATGCTGATTTTGTAGATCTTAAACTGCCTGTGCAGTTAAAGTGAGTCCGAGAGGCTTCATGATTTTCACCAGAGTCTCAAGATTCGGAACAGTTTTGCAGGATTCAATTCTTGCAATCGAGGATTGCGGGATATGGCACATTTCAGCAAGCTGTCTCTGGGAATATCCCAAAGCATTCCGCTGTTCAATGACCGCAGAGATAATGGCTGCAATTGCTTCCATTTCTTCTATGTCTGCTTTTCCCTGAGGGCTGGTTGCTTTTACGTGTTCTTTGTAATCATTCCATGTTCTCATAAATCATGACCCCTTTCTGGATAGATAATCGTCACGTTCTGATTTTGCTTTTTCAATTTCACGCTGCGGTGTCTTTTGTGTTTTCTTTCTGAAATGATGCAGCAACACAAAAGTATCATTGCAGTAGTAGAAATAAAAAACTCTGTTGTTTCCAGGTCTTAACTCCCAGATATCTTCTTCAATATGTTTTGTAATGTTGTTTGGCAGCCGAGTCCCATTGTTTTGAAGCAGCTGAATGTGAAGCATCAACTGGTTATATTGGATTCTTGCGTCCTTGCTTTTTTCCGATTTTTCTCGCAATTCTTCAAGAAAATCCCAGACGTCAGATTCACCGTTTTCTTTTTCATAAAATTCAATCTCGTACATTGTATAATCTCCATCGATTTTACTTCTATTCTTATGATAGCATAAATGCTATCAAATGTCAATAGAAAAATGAAAAATAACAGGAGGATTTTTTATATGAGTATTTTCAGCGGGTTATTCAAATCCAGAGATAAGCCTCAAAACAGTTATGACAGCCCGTCATACACATACTTTTTCGGACGAGCGAACAGCGGCAAACGTGTCACAGACAGAACGGCCCTGCAGCATATTGTGGTTTATGCCTGTGTGCGTGTGCTGTCAGAAGCGATTGCACAGCTGCCACTGCATTTGTACAAATATAACGATAAAGGAAAAGAGCGAGTGCCACAGCATCCGCTTTACTTTTTGCTCCACGATCAACCAAATCCTGAAATGACCTCTTTTGTTTTCCGAGAAACCTTGATGTCCCACCTGCTGATTTACGGCAATGCCTATGCACAGATTATCCGAAATGGCAGAGGTGATGTTTTAGGATTGTATCCTCTGATGCCTGACAAAATGAAGGTTGACCGTGATGAGAAAAACCGCCTGATATACATTTACAGCCGTTACGATGAAGCAAATCCGAACCTGAAACAGCAGGGCGATATTGTCCTGCAGGCAGAAGATGTGTTGCACATTCCCGGACTTGGGTATGACGGCGTGCGCCCAGATAGGGCATAGTGAGAAGTAGAAAGATGGTACTACCATGCAAGACAACGTATGAAATAACCTGTTTTAT